CGCGTCAGAGCCGTGAGACCCTTCGTCGGATCTTGCAATGCCTTGCCGACGAGCGTCGCCGCTGTCGGAAGATCCTTCTTCAGGCGGGAAGCGAGATCCACGACAGCGGAAGTTGCTCGTAGCACTGTCCCACCAGACAAGCCCTGGAAGGAAAGCAGCAGAGACTCAACGTCCTGAATGGCCTCATCGCCAAAAGTGGACGTGTTCTGGAGCTGCGTTGCGTAGTTCTGAAGTTGATCGGTGGTGAGCGAGATTGCGGCAGAGGAAGAGCGCAGCGCGTTTTCCAGATTCGCGGCGGAGGCCTCAGCTTCTGCTGTTGCGCGAACGACCGCTCGGATGCCTACACCAATTGCCAGGCCAGCAAACGCCGACTTCACAGAGCTCTGGAACTTGGAGAACGATTTCGATGTCGTCTCCGCAGTCTTCTGAACATCGCCAAATTGAGCGCGCACCAGCCGCATAGCGGCCACGAACTGCGCTATCTCGGCCGAGAAGCCGACTTCGACTGTGCCGGCCGATGCAATGGCCACTACTTGCTACCTCTTTTCCGGCTCTTTCGCTTCTTCATGAATTCGATCTGCTCTGGCGTAAATCGACGCGTATCACCGGCCTCTTCAGTCCATGGCCCAAGATGGAAGTCGAGCCAGTTGAGAGCCTTGACGCCCTTCGCACGTGGAACGCAGTTGACTGCGGTCACTATTGACTGTGTGTGCCGACGCTCCTCTACCTCATATCCCCATGGTTCATGCTCATAGAACACGATCCACTCCGTAAGCTCCGCAGAGCTCAATCTAGAACTCAGCTCGTCGACGGTACATCCGAGTCGGAGGGCAAGCCGGAAGAGGATTCGTCGCTCCGGGTGCTCGACGAATTTTTTTTTGCGTCGGCCTTTGCGTCGATATCGAGTCCAGAAACCTCGACAGCCTTCAGCGCAATTGCATGAATGGCCCGCCCGTCCACCAAGCGAAGCTTGTTGATCGATTCACCGTCGATCGAGATCCGTCCGGAAGCATCGCGCTTGTGGAACATAGGTGTCCCATCCGCTTCACAGGCAGACATTGCCGCAATCTCGTAATCGGATATCACTTGCCCTTCTGTACGAGCACTGAGGGCCGTGATCGCGTACAGATGTCGCTCCCCGGCGTTTAGAACCCGAACAAATACCTTCTTGTCCAGCGCGGGTAAGAACGGCATATCCACCGGAGTCAGTCCGTCATACGCCACTGCGTCCAGCAAAAGATCCTTCGCAGACATCAAGGCGTCTCCGTCACAGTGCCATCCACGGCGATTTCGATCGTTGCCGCGACTTCCTTTTCGTTCTCGACGTCTTCCCATTCCCACTTTTGCACGAAACCGACGAAGTCGAATTTGTACAGTCCGCTGTCAGGGAGGATCACCTGCCAGTTGCGACGCGCCGTGGTTGAAGATGCGGTCTTCGCATCCGTCGCTTTCATGCTGAGATGGATAGCGTCCGTCGAATCGAACACGAGACGGAATGAGACAACGCGCTCCTCGAATCCGCCGCCCACCTTCCGAGGGTCTGCCGAGTCGAGTGTCTTGAAGGAGTTCACCGTCCGGATGTCACTCGGGAGTTTCACGTTCCCGCAGAGGTTGATGACATCGAACGTGTCCGATCCGACCGCGGGCAGGCTCGCGCCGCTTGCCTGACCGCGCTTGATGATGGTGCCTTGGCCTGCAAAATAGGTCATTTCGACTGCTCCAAAAAGAAAGGCCACCCGAAGGTGGCCCTTGTGTATCGAGAGGAACTGGCGTTGCTGTTACGCAGACGCGCCAATGATGATCACGGTGTACGTCACGCCCGTGGTACCGGCGCTGTTTGTGATCGTGAGGAGATCCCCGGTACCCGCCGTGACTGCAACACCCGTTGCATCGGAGCAGGCTAGCGGAACAATGAACGCACCAGGTCGCACGGCCTGTCCATCGCCTGCGGCTAGATACAACGGCACTCCGTTACTAGCCGGGCGCGTGACCTGAACATCATTCGTATTGCCCGTGGCTGCACCAATGATGACCCCCTTAATGCGTGCGAAGGTCATCGTCGCGCCGTAGGCGTCTGTCAAAGACCCTGCAAGATCGAGATTCTCTGTGCCCGATGCGGCCAGAGTGCGTGTACCGGTGAAGATGAGATCCGCCTGCCCTGCTCCGGTGCCATTCAGCAAGGTGATTGCCAGAGTAAGCGCTACTGGAAACGTCGCGTCTCCGAGGTCCAGCGTCTTTACTTGCGATGAACTGACCGCCACCGAGACGGATGTGGTGCCAAGTGCCATGATGAATCCTCAGGAAAGAGTTACGAGTAGAGTTGATCCGGCGTGTTCTCTAAGGTCGCATACACCGCCGTATAGATGAGTCGGACCACTCCGACCTGAAGGTCAGAGTCTCCTGAGAACGTTGTTTGCGTGGACGTGAGTCGCGCAGGGATGTGCTTTGAGCCAACCACGATCTGCTGTGCCATGGCCTTTTCGATTTCCACGGCCAGCGTATCGAGCACATCGTCGATATGCTCATCCATGACAGCATGCGCTTCGATGATGACTGGCAAGTCGCGCTGTACTAAAGGAGGCTGACTCAGCGTGAGCTTTGTGACGGTCTCGGCATTCGACTCATCCGTGGTGAACACGGAGATCGACGGAAGCTGGGATTCGTCGAGACTGAACAGGCGCGAGGGGAAAACGTTACTTCCGGCCATGGCCGTGCCTCGCATGAGCTCGGCGATAGCGTCGCGGATCGCCTTGCGGGCGTGCATCAGCGCTTCAGCCGCAAAGTAGTCCAGCCGGGAGCTGGCGTGTTTTTGTCGACGCGACGTATCCGATACGCGTCGCTTCCAACCGTCACTGGCTGTTCCTTCAAGACGTCAGAGACATCTGACGTGCGGCACTCGAGGACAGGAACGTTGGTCTCTACTGGCGCGCCCAACGCGTCCTGTGAGGTCTCTTCGAATATGGCCCAGACAAGCCGGCCGGCAATCGTATGCAACTGGCCGCCGAGCGCCTGGATTGAGGCCAAGCGATCGGCGTCAGTCTCGAGCATCAGACGACCTTCAGCTTGCCGCAGGCGACCACGCCGACCAGCGACGGCCCGGTGGCGATCGTTCCGACATAGCCCAGGAAGCCACCGATGACGGTCTTCGGATCGACCGCGAGCTTCGAGGTGCTATTCGCCGTGTTGGTAGCGAAGGTGGCACCCGTGATGTCCGTGGCGCCCGTACCGTTGGCATCAGAGGCGTATTGGAGCTTGCCGGCAATCGTGCCAGTCACCGCACCCAGGATCTGCGTGACGAGAATCTCGCCGTCGTAGACGCGAACATCGAGCCACTTGCCGCTTCCGCTCGTGGCGTTGGCGGTGGCGGCGGCGGACAGCGGAGCGAGCAGTGACGTGCAGGTCGCTGCAGAGGCTTGACTGAGAAGCATGATCTATTTCTCCTTCGACTTACCGGACTTCTCCGGCGCGGATTCTTTCGGGTGTTCGTCTTTCACGGGCGCGTCCTTCACTTCTTCGACGGCCTTAATGGAGACGAGGAATTGGCTGGTCGCGGCATCCAGCTCGATGGGGGGATCGCCGACACCCAAGTGTCGGCCGACCCCCACGCATACGCCGCGAAGCGCTCTGACCTTCACGGTTACGCCGCGAGGTTGGTCGAGACCACGAACGCCTGCGGATAGCGCAGCATCACATCGACCATCCACATCGCGCGGATGCCGACCTGAGCGGTGTTGAAGCGCGTACCGCCATTATCCGTGGAGAGCTCCAGAACGCCCCACTCGCCGATGACGACTTCGTCCCACGACCCGAAGATCAGGTTGCCTGAGGCCAACTGCTCGGACGACATGGCGCGGAAACCCACGACCGAGCCGTCCAGCATGTTCCCTTCCCACAGCGGCGTATCGGTGCTGGAGAATCGCTGCTTCTGCATCAGCACGGACGCGCCGGTGATGTTCGTCACCCAGCCCGGATTGCCGCGAATCGCATTCACCGCACCTGCGGCTGCAGGAAACGCCAGGACCTTCGCATAGGTCACGGTCGCTGCATCCTGGCCGGTCGTCACACCCGTGGTGTTCTTGATACCGAGAGGCTGCGCACCGCCAGTGCCGTTGATCACGGCATTGTCCACGCCGTCGATTGCGACGTCGCTCGCAAGGTCAGCCATGACGAAGGCTTCGGCGGAAGGGGACGACTGCGCCAAAAGCTGCTCGGACACGTCCGTGATCGCGATACAAGTCTTCGGCGTCATGCTGAGCTGACCGAGCGCCTGATCCGCTGCCGTGACGCTGGTACCTTCACCGGCTTGCCACGTCACCGTTACCTTGCCAGTCTGGCGCGGGAACACGACATTTCCCTGAAGGCCCGCAAGAACGCGCGCGCCCATGTTCATTGCGACGGAGCGGTTTCGCAGAATGTCGATGAACCCCATGTTCTGGACGTTGATGAGATATCCGCCCTTCGCGCCTGGCGTCGTCGCCATGGCGCGGGCAGCCTCCTCGCCGATCGGACGCTGCAGGACCTCAGACGGGATCAGGATGCTGGACGTGAGATCGCGCCCCAACTTCTTGCCGACTGCGCCAGAGCACTCGATCTCGAATGCGGCCTCTTCCATGAACTTCGGACGCTGCCCGCCATAGCGTAGGGCTCGGATCGCCCGGAACAAACTGTACCGCTGCGTCTCTCGAGCGGAAAGACCGAGGGCCGCAGCAACGGCGGGCTTCTCCCGGCCGCGCTGCTCCATCACCTCCAGAATCTGCGAAGCAATGCCGCGCTCGATCACAGTGCCCTTCTCGTCGGTCGTGTCAACGAGCTGGGTGCCTTCCTGAATCCAGCGCGCTTCGACACGCGCATCGATGCGATTTGCGCGGCAGAGGTTCTGAATTGCAGACCGTCGCTCGTTCTCCGCCTGGGCAGCGGTG